ATTAGATAGAGCGTCGATTACAATATTAGGATATTCTCCTAAATAAGTTCCAGCTATTAACATATCTTTATCTAGCAAATGTTTATGATAGTGCTTAATTGAATCCCAATTGTTTAATATCTTTTTAGATAACATATCATAAAAATCATCTGAGAATATAGGATCATCTTCAATATAATAAGCATAGGAAGCCATTAGATAATATGGTATAGTCATATTTTGATTTTTAGTAATTATAGTAGTTGTATGACCAGCGATATTCAACGCTTATCTCCTCATATTTGCAGCATCAATTGCAGCGTCTTTATTATCTTTACGAATAGGCATTAGATTACTTTTATGCGTCACTACAATACCAGCAATCTCATTGCCTGTGTATGTTTGAGTTTCTTTTTTAGATCCGTTAGAACAAATAGTATCAGATGTTTTAGGCATTTTTCTAACACTCAAATCTGGTTTATCTGGTCGATAGTTTGATTTTTTACCAGTAACGCCCATCTTTTTTAAAAATGCCTCGTGATCGTTCACTGCTTTTGCCCAACCAACAGTGCGTTTTTTCTTCTTACCGCTGCCGTGAATCTGGACTCCTTTGATCATATGCATACTCATTTTTTATAATTCCATCCAGTAAATGCGTCATTATCTAAATGGTATTTGCGGAGCAGGCTTTCATAAAACTCAATTTTCTTTTCAAGTTCAATAATATGATCTGCAGCTTTCCATGCGAAATGATCAGTACATCTAGACTTCCATTCTTCACCTGCTTGATTTTTAAGTGCCTGAACAATATCTGATTGTTTTGGAGGTGGATTTATATCTAAATAAACTTTGCGTTCTATAGCATGTTCATTTTCTTCCTCTTCAATTCCATGCGTATTAATCATTTATTTTTCCTCGCTGCTTCCATTTCAGCTTTCGTGCGCCTTTTACGCTTAGGTTTATCAACAGTAGTTTTGATAGAATCTTTAGGCATCATTGGACTAAGTGCAGCTTTAGTTTGGCTATCATTCCAACCAAACTTTTTTTTCACATCCTCAAACAATTTTACGGGATCGTTATATAATGAAACCATGCTTCGCAAGAGTTTATCAATTTCAATCCAGTTCATTAAATCATCTCTCTATAGTTAGGATGATATGGATTAGTTATTTTAGCCCAAGTATCTCCCTCGGTGCCTTTCCAATAATAACCCTGATCTAATTTATACACTTCATATGCTTCAACAACACGCATTGGTTGATCCATGTATGAACCATCATCCATTCTTGAAATGAGCCAATCTAAAGTTTTTCCAAAATAATCGGCACGTTTATTTAGAATTGTCATTGCACCTTTGATACGCATCTTTATCTCCTTAGTAGTTTTCTACAATTTTGAAAGTCAAGTTAGGCTGAATTTCTTCCCACGCACAAACAAACTCGGCAGCATTACCATAGCAGTCTGTGGCACTGTTAATCTCTTTTACAAGATTCTTAACATTTCCATTCCAGTCAGTATAGCTACCGCTAACTTCGACATGATACTTTGTTTTAATTTTGACTGACATTTTTTCTCTTTCTTGCTAACTTCAATTATATGAATACATGATTCGTTAGCTATTGTCAAGAGAATATTTAAATTAACATCGTATTAATTTTCCACCGACATTACATTGACTAAGTGTTGGAATAGTAGGGTCAAAATGTTGGCTTCTATCGTACTGAATGGGAGAGTTTGAGTATTCGCAGACTCTAATTTGTCGATAACCTATAATACGTCTGGTATTTGTATTCTGAGCAACTTGACTGCCCAAAAGCATTCCTAATACTGTAGCTAAAGTTTTACCTTGTCCATTACCTATTTGATTGCCTATAATACCACCTACTACAGCACCAGCATATTGATTGTGGGTTTGATATACAGGCACTTGGCGAATAGTACAAGTTTGTTGAGCGATAGCTTGAGTTGATCCTATCATAGCTAATGCAAATATTAAATGTTTCATTTTTATCCCCATCTATCTTTTCTAGTTTGACCTCGATCTAAAAACCAAAAATCGTTATTTAGATTTTTACACATTTCTATTGCCTTTTCTTCACTTCGGCAAATCGTAATTAATTTTTGACCACAAATAACTTTAAACAAATTTAAATCTGGACGTGTAGTTCGAATATGGCGTTTATATGTAAAGTTTTCAGTCATTAGTAGTCTCCCCAATCTGTATCATGACGAGTTGTTTCGTGTAGTGTCTCGCCATAGTGTGTTTTAGTATATACTAAAGCGCGCGCTTGCATTAACATAATTCCTATAAGTACACCTACAAGGAAACCAAAAGCAAGGCTGAAACCAAAAGCAAGGCTTTCTTCTAACAATTCATATATTAGACCCATTAGTAATCTCCCCAATCTTCACCAACTCCAGGATTATCATACTTAATTGTCTGATGTAGAATATCACCATAATATTCTTTTGCGTATTTACTCGCATCAGTGTAGTGGTTGATATTATCTTGAGTATTTTTCGCTATAGTAATTTCAGAAAAATCTCTTTTAATGGAAGGCTTTTTTGTCATTAAATTTTTAGATTTATTTTTTATAGATTGAATTTTATTTCGCCTTGTATGCACTTCTTTAATTAGTGCCATACGATCATCGTATGTATAAACTACTTTCATTATATATTTCCTTAATCATATTTCATTTATATTTACAAATTAAGATATTTTGCAAATTTAACAGCTACAACTTTATCATCGCATAAATCAACGAACATTACAACCGCTTTCTGACTTGAACCTTGGAATATTAATACATCATCATCATAAACTCTAGACTTAGAACCATCTATATTAAGAATTTTATTTCCGTGACGATATATTGACATTCCAATCTCCCTTTATCCGTAGTTTTTATAATTACCGTCTTTCTCATTTTCATCATAGCCTGCGTTATAGGCTTCAATTTCTTGGGCTGTCATATCAGACTCATCAACACGAAAGCCTTTATATGAGCCTTGTGGCCACCAATGTGGATCTGGTGCCCTGCGATAATATGAATCTGCGTTACCACGATCAAACGGGCTGCCATGCTCTTGATTATATTTAGTCATGCTACTTCTTTCCTTTGCATTTCAACAATCATTTCCAATTCAATCTCATCTGCTTTAAAATCGAAAACTTCAGATAGAGCCATGATATGGTTTGCAGGAATAGGTGACTCTGGTGAATTTGTATTTCTTATTAGATGGCGAAGCATCTGCGCTATTTCACGATATTCATTCATAATTATTTATCCTCTCGACAGATTTATTTTTTTACCACCGGCATCATAGCTATTGCTTTTGCCAGAATAGTTATTAAATGTTTTGGGTATTTCACCAGTCGATTTAATTTTCACAATTTTTCCGCCATTCGAAATAAAATTCTCAGTCGCGGAAGAAATAAAATCTTGAGTCAGAATTGTTTTTTTCATTTTCTCTCTTTCTTTTGATTCTCTTTACTCTTACGTTTTAGCGAATCTAGTTATACTTGTCAACCATAAACTCGACTTTGTTTTAAGTTCCACTTCTCAAGTACAGGCAAGCCAAACTCATCTTCATCTACAGCAATGTAAGCAACGGTCTTTTTGACAATGCCATAACGAAAACCAGAGTCGATACCTTCAATAGTTGAAGTAACCCATACCTTGTGAGGAAAATCTTCACAAAAGCTGAATGGATCGTCGTTGCGACTATATTCGAAAAGGTTACCGTTCTCTTTCAAACGAAAACACCCTTGAATACTGCCATCGCCATATGTAAAACCAACTGAGTCAGGAGCAAAAGCCATATTATACTTCCATTTCGATAAGAGTTGCGAGGTGATTGAGGGCTTTTGACCGAGCCTTCATTTCATTCAGTGTCATTAGAACTAGATTAGTAGTTGTCAGGCTATTACCCTTAGACCAAACAGCATACATATCATCTAGCTCATATTCGCCCTGAGAAGAATACACCAGTACAGACATTGGTTGAGCGACATACCCAAATCCTTGATACTTTGTACCACACGCTTCAAGGCTATACCACATTTTGTTGTTTTCGGTCATGGTGGTTTCAACGATCATAGACATATTCGGCTCTCTTTCTGTTGGGTACATTATATGAATACATGATTCGTTAAGGATTGTCAATAGTTATTTAATCACTCTTTACATTTCAATTAGAGTTGCGAGATGATTGAGGGCTTTTGAGCGAGCCTTCATTTCTTTCAATGTCATTAGAACAAGGCTTGTTGTGGTCAGGCTATTGCGCTTAGACCATACAGCATAGAAACCATCACGATCATCAACAACTTCATATTTAGTGCCACGGGCTTCGAAGCTGTAGCATGTTTTGTTATTTTCGGTCATTGTTGTTTGAACTAGCATTGGCTCTCTTTCTCTTTCTCTTTACTCTTACTTTGTATCTGATTCGTATGAGATTGTCAACCTCTATATTATTTGCATCCCTCTAGCAATTCAATATCGGTATAGTGTGAACGGTGAAAGTAATCGCTCATGCTATCTGTGTGGTTGAAGAACTTAGGTCCTTCCATTGCAGCTAACAATTTTAAAAGAAACTCTTTTGCAATTCCGGTATAGCTAGTTTCAATATGGTACTCATTGACACTTCCATTCCAGGGCATCTGATTGCCGAAGTTAATATCTCCGCCTTTTACTTTAACAACTAAAGTGGACTTGTGACGAACTGAGATAGTTCCTTTCATTCCGAACTCTTTCAGAACAGCTTTTACTCCAGTGGCAAGTTCTTTTTTATCTTCTTGGGATACATAAGCCATTTCGCTTTTCTCTCTTTCTCTTGATTCTCTTTACTCTTACTTTGTATTAGATTCTTTATATAATGTCAACCCCTATAAAGAAATTAGGCTGCTTTCGCAGCCATAGTTTCTCTCGCTTTCTCCATTCTAATTTTCATTTTCATCCAAGCATCGGGGTTCATCACATTTTTATTGATAGTGAGTTTCAGTTTCTTTTCTTTAAAGCAGGCTTTGAGGTATGCGGCCTGCTCTTTGCCAATGAAACGAGATACCAACTTCAATAAATCAATTCGAAACTGAGTGTCATGGTGCATATTACCAGCACAATGAGCCATCTCATGGAGTAGAACATATTGGTTCATTCCACCTTTGACATTCAGATCAATATTATTTCTCCAAGCACGACCCGCAGTTCTATTGCCATACATAGTAGACAAAGCAATGTGCGTATTGTTTGACATTTTCTGCCAAGTTTTGGAAGATAGTACATGGTCACAATATTTTTGTGCTTCTGCAAGGTTTTTGAATTGCTTGCCGGTACTGTAAGTCCGCTCATATTTAAACTCAGCACTATAAACTTTTGAACGATCTGAGTCACGCGAATATTTACCGTGTTTGCGACCAGTTTTTATGAGGGTTTTCTTTTTATTAAGATAAGAAAGATATGTCATTATATCATCATTATCCCAGTTTTTAGCCTGTAGTGCTTTGACAACAGGTTTTTGATTTGTTTGATAAGAAAGCATAGGAACCCTTTCACTGATTCTCTTTACTCTTATAACTTACGATATTTAAATTAGATTGTCAATAGTTAATTATTGCCAAATCCATATGACATTGTGTCACTAATAAAATCTTCGATTATTGGAACAGATTCACTCATATGGTCAAACCTGTGTGATCCGCTAGACCAAGAAAAAGTATCTACCCATTTTGAATCTAAAAATAGTTTAATGGTTTCTTTTGCATCTATAACGTCATCATCTAAGTCTAACAAAAGCAATCCAGGTGCACGACCCCAATTTTCTTGCATATGTTTAAAATTTGAAATAGTTTCTTTTGTCAAATTGTATTTACGCTCTTTATGATCAACACCCGAACCCTCATACTTTTTAAGAGTTTTCGAAGGATTGATTGCGGGGTTTATCATAACATAAGGAATAGAATATTTATTAGCCATTTTATGGACCATATAACCGCCCATAGAAGTACCAACAAGTAAATCTATATCATCTTTGATAAGAGAGTCGTAAATTATTTTTTGATTTTTTTCTTGACTATCGCAATAATTTAAATCGACTCCAAAAACTTTTCCTAGCTTAGATAGTTCTACAATTTTAGGATTACTCGCATCATAACATGAGCCGAAGCCATGCACATATAAAATATTCATCTTTTTCTTTCTGATTCTTTTTACTTCACGATACTAATGTATTATTAAGATGTTGTCAAGAATTTATTTTATAAATTTACCTTTTGTTCCGAAAGCAACTTTAAATATCATTTCTCCACCTAAATCTCTCAGATAACCATACTTCTTTAGTTCTGGATACTTGTCGATGGTAAAACTGGCATCTTTTGGCCATTCTTTCGGATTAATTTTTGTGATTGGAATTGCACCATTGATAGATTTTGGATCCATTGCAAATTTCTCTAAAACGTCCCAAGGAACACTTTTCATCATTGTGCCCAGTGCAGCTTTACTTTTTTCACCGTATGATCTTTTTATTTCTTGAGCAAACATATTAGCGACAATAGCTTTAGATTCATCACCTTTAACAGCACCCATTGCTACAGATTTTCTACCGCCTTTATCTTTATAAAGTATTACTGCTACAAGTTTACCATTTTTTACAGCCATTTTCCACATAGGAATATTGTCAATCATGGACTGTTTGCTTTCAAATCCTTTACCTTTAATTCCACCTATTTTTTCATAAGATTTTTGCAGCAAACTCCAAACATCGTCTGACCACTTACGCTTCAATTCCTCATCATTAGGAAGAGCATTAACAAATCTTTCTGCTATAAATGTATTAAAAGTTTTCATTTTATTTCTTTCTTTTTAGCTCATACGTGACTGAGGTATCTTTCCAGTGGCTTTTTGGTTCACGAATATCAAAACCAACTTGACTCGCAAATCTTTTTATAAGTCTTGAATATAATTTTGATCTACTAGAACTGTCTGCACCATATTCTTTTTCCGCTGTAAACCACGCAGTCCTTACCGTTGGATGTTCACCAATCCAATCTTTAATATGGTTAATTACAGCCCCAAATATTTCCATTTGACTACCACCACCAGTAGCAGAAGTGCTATTATCCACATCAAATACAATCTCAACTGATTTTCGCCTAAAGTCTTTGTACATATAGATAATTTCTATTACCCTACCATCTTTTAAATTTGCAGAATATGTAAGCCACCTGAACCCACTAGCCTCATCCGAAGGATTAAATTTTGCTCCTCCTGAAATATTTTTCCAGTTAAGTTTTGTGTTAAATGCTTCAGTAAACTGTTGAAATGTTTTCATTTGATTTCCACTATATTTTTTATTATTTATATGATGTGGAAATCATAAATGCGAAATATGATGTGGAAATCATATTAGCTTTTGTAAATTTTAGTTAGCATATCTTCAAATTGTTCGACTTTGGTAAGTCTATTAGGCCAATGAATATAATCTTTTTGCGGATTTTTCTTTAAGTTCGTTAATAATGGAATTACTGAATTATAAAGCTTATCAACTTTTGCTTGTAATAATTCTAAATTTTCTTCAACGCCAGCTTGAGATTGAACAGCGTCTTGAACTGCATCAAGTTCTTCCTCAGTAACGGCTGTAAAGCCGAAGTCAAAAATATCATCCGTCATCGTTATGCACCTTGTTTTGACCGTGTACATATACCATACCGTTTGGTTGACCAAGCGTGTCTGTTCTTTGATATAAATTAGGTCTTGCTTCTAGTTTTTGTATTCTTTTTTCATATGAATTTATTTTGTCTTCCAATTCATAAATTCTTAATTCTAATCGATTGGTCATTTTTGTTTTCCTTAGAATATAGTTGTGATATCTTTCTTGATCTTCCGTCAAACGTCTTTACCTAAATTATTATTCAGTATAATTTTTCTGCCCATAGGATTATCTTTCTGCACACAACCTAACTCTAAAACAACGTAAGAATTTTTTCCATAAATGTAGTCCAATCTGTATGTTAGTGCTTTATTTAAATCCGTAATATTTTTAGTTGAGAAAGAAATACATTCTTGTTTTGAATAAAATTCTTTACCTTCAAATACGAATCTTTCACCATTTACATCCAATGCAAATAGGGAATATAACATCCAGATTCCGATACTATTCACACTATTCTCCAGGGCTGAATTGTGCGCCGTTAGCTATAAGGCAAGAGTAGTTTCCGGTTTCTGCTATGAGTGACCATGTTCCGGTATCTTGATTGACGTATAATGAGGCTGTTGGTGAAAATCTTTGGGCTTCTGATATTGGTGCACCACTTGGTAACATCATTATTACTGTAATGCCGCCAAATAATTTCTTTTCCTTATACTGGGTGAGTACTTGAGACTGGACATAATCTGAAGTATCACATGCAATAACCATGATTTGTTGTGTTGGATTTCTTTTTGGTGCAATTCTATTCTTTAGATACTCGCCCGCATCTATATCACCACTCTTATCTTTTTTAGGTGAAAGTGTATTAGGTGCTAGTGGCTCTACATAGATATCTGGATCAGCCTTGACTGATATTGATGCCGTACACGATACTAAAATAAATGTGAGCGCGAATAATATATATTTCATTGTATTCTCCTTATTGAACTTTTAACATACTTTTAATTTCAATAACATTTCTATTAGGATCTTCCACAAAAAATGTTTCTTGCTCATAATCAGTGTCTTTGAATCTAGTATAAGGAGTATCAAGAAATCCTACAGTATTTTTTACACTAGCACGAACCTTTTGATATTCATCATATGGTAAGTGAATTCCTAGATGTGGTACGCATACTTCGCCCATATCGACAGTATGTCTATGTCTATCAGGTCCCTTTGCGGGAGCAATGCCCTCACCAGTTCTAGGTTTGGATTCATGGAGTGTCAACTCATTACCCCAAAAATCAATATCTTGCCAGCGACCTTCTTCAGCCATATCTAATTTGCAGCCTAGAATATCTGTATAAAATGGTAATGTAGTTTCTAGTTTGCCACCTTCAATTGCTAAATGAAAAATATTACTCATAAGTTTCTCCTTGACTCAATGCAGTCCTCATACTTATCGAATAGTTGTTCGAACTTCCAATGATATAGTTGGTGCATACCCATGAGCGTGTTAGTTAATTCATCTATTGTTGGTTCTCGCTGGCCATCACAAACCTGTTTGAATACTACCTCAAGATCATCCACGACATGCCAGCAATCCATAATCATCTTCTCCATCTCATGTAATTCACTCATAAGTTTCTCCAGTTGATCGGAAGAAGTTCTCGGACCAAAAAGCTTTGTCATCAATCCAAACGTCATAATGTTCTTTCTCGCCTACAGATAATTCGTGAAACTTAGCGCCCCAACGAATGAGTTGATTATTGGTGAGACTGTAATAGTCTATCTTGGACACTGCACCTCTAGCCGTCATATACTTAATCGTGTGACCAGCATCATATAATGCATTAACTTTTTCGATACGATCCATCATAGGTTCATGGAGCGCATAGTCTTTTGTGCCATCTGGCTTTAATACTTCATTACAAATTGTTCCGTCAATATCAATCACGTATTTCATTATTAATCCTCTAAATATTTTTTTACCATTGATAGCAAATCGTCATACTTTGCAACTTCATCCAATTCAGATTCTATTGCTTCGATAATATCTGGATGTTCACCAACACCAGCTGCATTGTGAAGATACACTTCCACGTTAGCTAAATGTTTATCAATATGACCTTGTGCGTGACTCTTAAAAGCTTTTATTAAAATATCTCTCATTTTTCAACTCTCCTGCATTATACATGTGGGTGGTTATCTATGCTTCTATGTCTATAGATTTACTCATTGGACCTTCAACTGGCTCTGGACCTCGCTTTATTTTTCCAGCTGCATCATATGTACCAGCATGCCCTTCATAAGACACTCTTAAAGCTTTGTTTGGCTCAGATACGGTCTGTTCGACCCAACGCCTTTGTTTATCAGCTTGTTCCATATGGAAATCTTTAGCCATTTGAGTTTTTACAATCAATTCAAGAGGCTGAGTCGCATAATTATGTGAAAAGCCTGGTCCATTAACATTCATAATATATTCCTCTTATCCCATTAAATTTTTAACTTTAGCTATTAAGCTTCTTTTGCTCTCTCTTCGGTCCAACTCAACTCCTTTTGTCCTAGCAAAAGATTCCAATTCTTTTTTGGACATATCATCGAACTTAGGACTCTCATCAATTAATGTGGTGGTTGGAGCAATCTCTCTTAGTTGAACTGGTGCAGCTTTAGGTGCCGAAGTTGCAACTACTTTAGGTGCAGAAGTCTCTCCGTTCCATTCATTAATTTCATCTTGAGTAATATTTTGCGACTTCAGAAGTTCTCCATCTTTTACCCAACCCCTTAATGTTGGATGGCTTCCTTTTGCCCATTTTGGTGCTTGTATTGCCATATTGAATATCCTTTTTGTTTTATATAACAGTATTTATATATAATGGTGCGAGAGGTAGGATTTGAACCTACGATCAACCCGTTATGAGCGGGGGGCTTTAACCACTAAGCTACTCTCGCAAATTATTAAATTCAGAGGTGGAGACTATGCACAATCTCCACCCCCTATTTGTCTTTCTCGTGGACAACCCCGCTCTGCTTTCTGTCGGTACAGAGTATTCACCGACCTAGTACGACCTTGCAAGGCTTTTTATTCGAATAGG